ATTTATTTTCAATCTGCATGCCATGGGCGCCAAGGTCAAACTGCAAGTTACTGATGGGTTGATTCCATTGCTGAGTCAAAGCAATATTATAGAACTCACAGGCAGATACATTGACAACATGGGTGAGTTTGATTACTGGATTCCCATCATGAGCATACCTGGCATCCTAGGCATCACAGTGGACAATCTTCCCAAGATACACAGTTACTTGACTGCTCCTTCACCGCTGATGAAAGAGTGGCAAGATCGACTGGGTCCAAAAAAGCGCATGCGAGTGGGTGTGAGCTGGAGCGGCCGCAAAGACTCCTGGATCCATCAGCACAAGAGTGTGCCATTCCCTGTGATACTGGATATGATTCAATCTAATCCGCAGTACGAGTGGATCAATTTACAAATTGACGCCAGTGCCGAAGAAGAAGAGCAATTGAATCAAGTGGGTGTGACTCGATATCCAGGATCAATCACCAGTTTTGCCGACACCGCGGCCTTGATGATGCACATGGATGTGGTAATATCCGTTGACACCGCCATCAGTCATCTTGCTGGCGCATTAGGCAGGCCCACCTGGGTCATGTTGAATCAGTATGGGCAAGACTGGCGTTGGTTGCTGGATCGCAACTCAAGTCCTTGGTACAACACTGCCACGTTGTTCAGACAACCCACACGTGGTGACTGGGCCAGTGTTACCAAGAAAATTTCTCAATTCCTAAGTTGGTATAAAGTTTAAGTCAACAAAAAAGGGCCTTTCGGCCCTTTTTTGTCCTTCCCATCCCTGGGGCGGATTCTCTGATTAGGAGAATGACAAGTTGGAAACTGCGATCTCGCCAACATAGTCACCGGCGTTGCCGAAGCTGCTGGCGGTGTTGGTCAACTCAATGTAACCATAACGTGTCATAAATGACACGACTGGTTCAAAGGTTGTGGGATCAAGCACAACACCACTGCTCATCAATGGAATGTATGGGCAGTAGAATGCTGGTGCATCAGCTTCTGAAGAACCTTTGTAACCAACCAGGACTGATTGTGTGTCAGCAGCATAGCTGTCAACAAACACTCTCATTGATCCGTTCAGGGTACCAACAAACTTGGTGTTGGTGGGTGCTTCAAAGGTACCTTCTGTAGTGCGAGCAAAAGCAGAAGTAGTTGCAGATTGCAACACTGTGAGAGCAGCAGAGCTGACCACAGCGTAGTTACCAGCACCACGACGTGTGCGCTGAGCAATCAAGTTTGCCACACGGTTGACCAACACTGCCAAAGCAGCGTGTTCGTCACCAACGAATGTTGCTGTACCAGAAACAGTGGCTTGGTTGTATGTGAACTCAGTAGCTGCCAATGAACGCAAGCTCAAGAGAATCTCTTGGTCAATTTCAGCGGTAATCTCTTGAGCCAGTGCTGCCATGATTTCTGCTTCAACGTCAATACCATGCATGGCTTGTGCGTCTTGTGCAGATTCAAATGTCCAGCGAGCTTGCAACTTACGTGTGCGAGCTTCAACAGCTTGTTTCAGGATCTGAACGGAAATTTGCTTGCCGCCAGTACCTTCCATGGTAGCTGTGTTGTTACCAGTGTAAGCAGTAGCAGTAGCAGTACCTGCAGGCACAGTAGAATATGCTTGAGCAATTTTGAATGGGCTCAATGCTTCTTCACCAGCTGTTACAGAAGTAGCGGCTGCACTGTTGTCTGTCAAACTGTTGGCATAACGCACACGCAGGGTGTGAATTTGACCAACAGGACCTGTCATGGGCTGAACGCCAACCAACTCGTTAGCAATAACGGTGGGCATGACACGTCGAATCACTGGCAGAATCACACGGTTGAGTGTGGCAATGTTGCCAGATGCAGTTGAACCTGCTGATGCATTTTCTTTCAAATAGCGACGAGTGTTTTCGAGAATAACATTCATGCTATTGCGTCGAGTTCCATTAAGACCTTCTAACAGTGCCTCTTTGGTTTCACCCCAACGACTTTCTAATAGTTCTTGTGACATTTAAGTCTCCTTGTTAAGATTAAAGACCTGCCAGGCGCTTGAGGTCGATAACATTGCTGCGATCTTCCGACACACTGGAAACAGTATTTTTATCACCAGTTACTGAGGTAATAGATTCTGCAATTACTTTACGGGCTTTTGCAGATCTATCTTCCAACACTGCTGGTAGATACTTTTCAAAAGCTGACTTCAAACGAGTTGTTTGAACGCTTTCAAGTAAATTACGCATGACTTCTTGCTTTTCCCGGTTTAGGGGACGTAGCAATTCATCCAAGGTGCCTTCGCGCTCATTGGATTCTTTGATCATACGCAGTTCACGTTCTTTTGACTCTACCACGGCCTTTGCAGTACGGGTAATGTCGATTGCTTTACGCAATTTCTGATCTTTCTCAGCGATAACATCATACAGTTTGCGTACTTCTGCCTTCTCATTGAGATGGGTAGCACCGAACTCTGTTGCATACGCTTCAAAAATTCTACGACCAAAATTGTTCTCACGAGCAATTTTGATGTCTTCTTGTAACTGATTTAACTCAGCCTTGAGATGACGGCTAACAGCTTGACTCATCTTTTCAGCAGATTCTTTTACAAATTGTGCTTTGAGTTGTTCAAGTTTGCCACGTGCTTCGCGCACCAAACGAACCTTTGTCTCTACGACATCGCGTTTGTCTCGGGCGAATTCTGTAATTTCACGTGCCAATGCTTGCACCACGAAGTTTTCAAGTTTTGCAACTCCTTCGGTGTGCATTTTACGGTCTCGGCGAAGTTCGCCAATTTCTTCTGCAAGTTTACTGACCATAAAGTTGTTGAACTTTGTGGCTGACTCTTTCATCTTGCCTTGGAAACGAACGCGATCTTCCGCCAGTGCCTGCTTCTCAGCAGCCACTTGCGCAATTTCTGCGGCCAAACCTTCTGTTACCATCTTGTCTAGGGCTTCTACCATTACTGTCTTGTCATGCTCGTAGCGTTGTGCAAACTCTTCTCTGAGTTCTACACGTACCTGTTCACGGGCTTCGTTTAGTTTTGATTCCCAAGCTTCGTTGAGTTCTTGACTAACATCTTCCGTAATCAGGCCACTATCAAGCAAGGGTTTAATTGCATCAAACATGCCTGGTTCTCCTTAGATTTTGAGATCCCGAATGAGTCTTTTAACTTCATTCTTAAGGTATCTCTGTACTTTGTCGCCGTCGCCAGATTCCCTTGCCATTTCCATTAGTTTATGACCATGCTTCATATTCATGAGGCCTTCATAAATTGCTGTTGGATAAGCATTGGGTGCGCTGGGTTGTGCAACCACATCTATAGTGACAATTTCAAAGTCACTTACATGTCCTGTTCTGTCGTCCACGTTGCCGCTGCCACGACTGCTGACACCAAGTTTCACACCTGATGTGATCAGCGTTTTGACCAATTCCCCCATGGGAGTTGGCAGTATTTTCAACTTACCGCAACCAGCATGTCCGTCCATCCACATGCCTTCAACTGTGTGACACACACGATCTAAATTGATTTTTAAATCGTCTGGATGGTCCACTTCACCTAGTACGGAGTTACCGCTGCGGATCTGTTCGTTGATAGTTTCCACTGCCTTGATAATTTCATGTCGGGGGTAGATACGTTCATTTGCATTTTTTTTGTCGCCTTCGATGCAGATGCCTTTGAGATAGAAATGCTTCTTACCAGCCATATCCGCCTCTTCTAAGACTTGGATATTGGCTTGATTAAAAGTTAAATCTTCTCTAAGATACGTAGATCGCATTTAATTAACCTCTACGTCCTGTAGGAAGTGGGCTTTTGTTGTTTTGACCTTCGCTGCCGGCGCCCATTTTAGGCTTGGGTGCTGCTGAAGGTCGTTGTGTGCCTTGTGCAGGTGTGTTGCCGACTTTGCCAATCAAGTCTTTGGTGTTGTTGCTGTAGGCAGATGTGTCATGACGTCCACCTTCGCTGGCACCTGTGTGTACTGGACGGCTGGCCATGCCTGCTTGTCCGCTGTTGGCTGCATAGGTAGACTTCTTGTTCACGCTGCCTTCTTCACTGTTGGTGGGCTTTGGGGCTGCTTTTAAACTCACAGCTTCCATCATGCCTGGTTCCATTTCGTCGGTGTCGTCCATGGCCATGGCATCGCCGCCTTCGTCAGGACCAAAATCATCGCCGTCGCCCATGTCGTCGCTGCCCATAAGGTCTTCAAACTCGGCCATTAGTTGGTCCAGTTTGTCTTCCAAATTCATGACGTCGCTCTTGGTAGCGGGCTCATTGTCGGAATCGTGATCACTTGGGCCACCCATGTTGTCCATGTCGGGTTCTGCATGATCATCGCCAAATTCTTCTTCGTCGCCTTCGGCTTCCATGTTCATGTCAGATTCCTCTTCCATTTCCACGTCGTCGATCAAGTCGTCACTGGCGTCACCGCCCATGCCTTCTTCCATGCCTTCTTCAATTTCTTCTTCGGCGCCCTCTTCTATCTCTTCTTCGGCTTCTTCAGCCATGATATTTTCATAGATCTGACGGCTCTTTTCCACAACAATGTCGTGGAAAAGTTCACGGGCCTTGGCCTCTTCGTCATTGATCACATATTCAATCAATTGTTCAAAACGGTTCATTTGGAAACTCCTATAGGTAAAGTGTGCTGTTATTTACACACAAGGAGAAAAACACCAGGTTTAAATGGTAAAAACTAGCATAAATGTCTAGTTTTGTTACAGCAACATTAAACTGGTGGGGCAGGAGGTGGTGCGTATTGCTTGCGCACCAGTTTGAGTTTTTCCTTGAACTCATAGGTTCTTACGTCATTCATTCGGCGCAGTTTGTTCAGCTGGCGCAGTGTGAGACGAGTTTTACGCAGGTCGCTGAGTTGTACCTGACTGTTGTCTTGCGACAGATCCTG